GTATTCTGGAATCGACCCTGACAAGGTAAAGGAAATGGAAGGCCGCCTGAAGTCCTATCAGGACAAGGAGGCTGAAATCGAATTGCAGAAAGCCGAAGCTCAGAGAGACTGGGAAAAAGTCAAGAGTCGCATTAAAGAAGCTCACGACGCGGAGGTCCAAGCCCTCAACAAAAAGATCGCCGATATTTCGGCAGAAAAAGACTCGAAGATTTCGACAATGGAAAAGAAGCTGCAAAAGAATATTCTGCGCAGGGATATGGTTGCCGCGATCGCCGAAGCAAAGGGCAACATCGAAATTCTTTCTCCACACGTTGAAAGGTTTCTTTCCATGGAAGCCAATGATGATGGTGACTATGAAGTTGCTGTCATAGACCCCGACTCGAAAGAGCGGAAGCGCAAGTTTACACAAGACGGTAAGCCGATGACCATATCGGACTTGCTGAATGAAATGAAAGCGAAACCGCAGTTCCAGGGGGATGGGATCTTCATGAAGGAAAAACACGCTGGCGGGTCGAACGCCAATTCAAACACCGGTGACAACAACAACGATGAAAAAAACCCATGGACAAAAGAACATTTCAATTTAACCGAGCAGGCTCGACTTCTCAAGAAGAATCGTGATCTTGCCAACAAGATGAAAAAGCAGGCCGGTTACTAATTCAATAGGAGTGAGTTAAAATGACCGATTTCGTTACAAGAATAGAAGATATCGTCGAGCCGGAAGTGTTTGTGCCTTATGTCATTCAGCGCACAGTGGAGCTTTCCGAACTCGTTGCCTCCGGAATTATCGTTCCGGACGAACAAATGGACATCCTCGCAAAATCAGGCGGGCGCACCGTCAACATGCCGTTCTTTAACGATCTGACCGGTGATGACGAGGTAATTTCCGACACCACGCCCCTTTCCACGGCAAAGATCGGCAGCGACAAAGACGTTGCCAGGATTCACTTCCGCGCCAAAGCATGGAGTGTCAACGAACTGGCCGCGGCTGTTGCCGGTGCCGACCCCATGGCCGCAATCGCAGACCTCGTCGCAAAATTCTGGGTACGCAGGGAGCAGGCCATCGTGATCGCGTCCCTCAAGGGTGTGTTCGCAGACAACGTGGCAAACGACTCTCTGGACCTTGTCCATCGTGCAGCCGCAGAGGCAACCGCCGATGTGGTCGACTGGAAGGGCGCAGCCCCAACCGTCATGAACCCCATCGCCATCATCGATGCCACCCAGAAACTGGGTGATCAGGCGAACATGCTGACCAGTATTGCCATGCACTCCAAGCCGTTCGGCGACCTGCTCAAACAGGAGCTGATCGAGTTCGTCCAACCCTCAGGTCTGAATGTGAAGATCCCGTATTACATGGGCAAACGCGTTCTCGTGGACGACACCATGCCGACCCGGTCCGGAACCACTTCCGGGACCGTGTACCAGAGTTTCCTGTTCGCCCAGGGCGCCATCGCAAGGGGCGAGGGGATGCCTGCACATCCTGTCGAAATGGACAGGGATGCCCTCCAGGGTGATGACATCCTGATCACCAGGCGCTACTTCCTGCTGCATCCACGCGGGATCAAGTGGACCGACTCCAGCGTTGCCGGCGCTTCCCCCGACAACACCGAGCTCGCAACCGCAGCAAACTGGAACCGTGTATACGAAAGAAAGGCTATCAGGTTCGTCATGCTCGAGACAAACTGATCAAGGCCAACCAGTAAACAGATGGGGTGTTGGCGCAAGCCTCGCCCCATTTTTTCAAGTGGAGGTTGTAGATGAGCCTGACTGGATTCAATAGAAGGCGCAGACTGGTAGCTGAACTGAAGGAACAAGAGTTATTCCCCGAGATGGATGCTTCCGATAAAGAAGACCAACCATCAGATCCGATCGAGTCTTACGGGGATGTTCAGTCAAGCCAGGATGGGAATGTCATCGAGGTCGAAAAAAAAACGAGAAAGCCCAGAAAGAAAAAAGAATGATTTAACCAGGAGGTATGGAAATGGATAAAGGCGCATACGGTCGTTCGCGGCCATACTACAGAGACAACTTCCCGGTCATGGAGAAGATCGTCGACAAGAGCGTAAAGCTCAGCGACTTCACCGACTCCACCGGCGCAACAGGATACTATGATCTGGTAACGAAGCTACCGATCGGGGCAATTCCGCTGTACTGGAAAGCCAAGGTCACCACGGCTTTTGCCAGAAACGTCGCCTTTGATGGTGATCCGACAACCCTCGCGTTCGTCGACGGCGGTGGCAGTTCCGATACCATCACCGACTCCGCGAGTGGATTTGTTACCGATGGTTTTAAAACCGGCGACCTGATCAGCATCACCGGAGCAACGACAGCCGGGAATAACCTGGATGGCGTTGAATTGACAGGCGCAGTCGCCGGAACGCTCACTATGGCAACTGGAACAGTCGCCGCTGCTGAAGCAGGTAAGGCAGGTATGACCCTTACCGCAACAAGAACCGTCACGGGGACCCTTTCCGTCGGCGTCAGCGGCGACACCGATCGTTTCAGCGCCATCACAACCGGATCGGTCGCGGCCCTTGGCACCATCGGCGCTGTGCCTGTTGCAGCGGATGTCGCAAAAGGTATCGCCGCAGAAGTGACTGTAAGGCTCACGGTCGCCGAGGCAGCGGACTTTACTCTCTTCACAAGTGGCGAGTTTGAAATCGAGCTCGGCTACGTCAGGACCATCTGAAAACAACCGTAAGCGCTGTGTCTGAAATAGTTGCGGCGCTTACGGCTTCTTTTTTTCTTGGAGAACAAAAATGGCCACAATAACGATCGATGACGGAACATTCGAGGTTGGCAATTCGTTTGTTACTGTTGAAGAGGTAACGGCCTACCATGAGGATAGATCAAATATAGACTGGGCCAGTTCGTCCTATTCGAGCGCCCAGAGAACCGGCGCCGTTATCCGGTCGTTTGATTTTTTCAAAATTCAGAACTGGTCGGAAGATGTGTTTCTTGATGGCATCCCTGCAAGGGTCGAAGAGGCCCAGTGCATAGCCGCCCTGAAAGAGCTGATCAAACCAGGAGTGTTGCAGGCCGACAAATCCAAGAATGTGAAAAGAGAAAGAATCGAAGGCGTCATGGAGACTGAATATTTCACATCAGCAATGTCGAGCGATATTTATTTCACCAATATCATGAACCTGATCGCGCCCTATATAATCACTCCATTCACGAGAACCCAACGCAGAATCGCGCGTGGATAAAGAAGACAGGTAAAGAAAATGATAGATTGGGACGCCACTGCGGAAAAAATATCGGCAAAACTTCAAGAAGTCGGCCAGCTTGGATCTATCGTCAGAAAGAGGCCTGCGTCTTACAACATAACAACAGGTGCCATCACCGACACAACCCCGGAAGAAACATGGCCAGCATATTTGATCGTGACCAAGTTTGATAATCCAGACGGTGAATACGTCAAAATGGACGACTTAAAAATCGTCGCCTCGGTTCCCGTTGGTTTCGATGTGAAGGACAAACAAAACCTGTTTGTTGTCTTGGCATCTGGCAGAAGGTGCCAAATAATAAATATCAATGTTGCATCCCCGGCTGGCGTTGATCTCGTTTATCGAATCCACGCAAGGGGTTGATCGTGCTTAAAAAATCACCAATCAATCCATCGGCGAGCTTGGCAACCAGGAAAAAAGACTTTATGCGAAGGATCGATTCTGGTATAGTTGACTTGCAAAAAGCAATGGTAAAACAAGCCGCTGAATTTATTTTCAGTTTTTCCCCACACATAGAAAATAGCATGGGCGGGTATTCTTTTAGCCAGTACGATGCGAACTTCAGAATTGGCATCTCAAATGACAATTGGAATGGAAAACAAACAGTCTGGAGTGATGAGGGTTGGTCTGATGCCACATTCAGTAGTGAAATATCAAAAATGATATTAAGATGGCGGCTGCTCGTCCTGAACGAACTGAAAGAAACGGGAAAATCTGTTATTGTGGGAAATCCAGTATCCTATGCAAACTCGGTTGAAACTGGTGAAGGATGGGAAGAGACCCCTGGATATTATCCGTTTCACAAGACCTATTTGAATATGATGCAACTCTTTGGAAGGAGAGTGAAAAGAAATGGGGCAAGATAGCGATCGCGCGCTTTTTTACAACGCCATGACGACAGGGTGGACCATTACGCCGCAAACAGGCCAGCCCTATCTTCGGACGCCCATCAGATATGATTCCGTCAGGTCCGGAGATGATGTCACCACTGGAGTGGTCCCATGGCTTCGTTGTTACATGTCCTATGGAACCGCCACTCAATCCAGCCTTGGCACAAACAAGGTCCTATACAGATGGGGCGGGTGCCTATTTGTGATCGAGATTTATTCGAAAGAAGAAAACGGCGATGCCCCAATTCTTCAGATCGCCGATCTTATCAAGCCGATTTTTATTGGCAAGTCATATCTTGTGTCACAAACAGAATCGATCCGGGTTGTAGATATCTCCCTTCATAATAGAAATCCTTTCAAGGGATGGATTTCAAAGTCTGTTACCATCGGATACGAGAAAGACGAAGTCATTGAAAGAACATAGTCAAATCATCACAAAACGATTGCGTTGACCCGCGTATTTCATATATTCTTCCAATAGAAATCCTGTTTATAAGGAGGCTCAATTGGAAGAATCATCCCACGGTTTTAATAGCTCACTTCCAGACAATTCAGAAAAACGTTTTGAGATTTGCAAAGAAATAGCATCGAATGCTATGATTCAGCAAGTTTTCAAGGTGTTTCCCGGAAGTGTGATCGTATCGATGGTGACCGTCGATAAAGATCTTGGAACTGCCGGAAAAGCTATCAAATAGATAGCGCCCGTTTCTCTCGCGGGGCAAAAGAGCTTTCTGCAAAAAAATAGGAGTAATTCGAAATGGCAATTATCGGATCAAGCAATTTTACCGTTCTCAGGTACGTCGAAGAGTCCGTCCCGGGAACCGCCGGTTATACCGACGGTGACAACCTGAGAGAAATTCCGTTTACCGGGGAGAGCTTTCAGTACAGCTCTCAGTTCATCACTTCCAACAACATCAACTCCTCCAGGCAGACGCTCGATCAAATCCAGACAGGCTTCGAAGTATCCGGTGGAATTCAAATCGAATTCGCTCCCAAGGTCTACGACGAGCTGATCGAGGGTGCTCTCTGGGCGGACTGGCAGGCGACAGCCAAAAACACCGATTACACCGTCACCATCAGCGCCGCATCTGCCGGTGTTCACGGCGGAACCATCGCCGATGACAACACCGCAGGAACCATGAACACCAACCTGGTGGCTGGTCAGTGGATCTATCTCAGGTCCAAGGCCGGTGCGCCCATCGCTGCCGGGAATGTCGGTATCTACAAGATCAAGACCGTCGCAGCCAACCTGATCACCCTGTCCGTCGACACCCCTGTGACCACCGCCGAGGCTGCAAAGACCTGCACGGCGAGAGCACCTACATGAAGCGCCACAAGTACTTCTTCGAGCGCCAGCATGGGGATCTCGATCCGAAGCAGTTCTTCGGATTCACCGGCAACCTGGTCAACACCTTCTCCCTGAATGGGTCCGCCGCGTCCCTGGTGACCGGCTCTTTCGATTTCATGGGAGTTTCCGCGTCCATCTACAATGAGGACGCCTATGACGCAACCACCAACCCGAATGGTAACGGCGCCGGCTCGATCGCCAGTTACTACGGCGACACCCTCAATGCGGCCCTGGCTTTCAACGGCTTCTCTGCGGTTGGACATGTGAAGGCTATTTACCTGGATGGCGTCAACGTCAACGCAGCTGATGGCGGTGAAATCTATATCCAATCTCTGGACTTTACCGTCAACAATAACCTGCGCGGAATCCAGGCCATCGGCGTACTGGGCAACGTGGCCGTCAACGCCGGTCAGCTCAATGTGACCGGAAACCTGAGTGCCTTCTTCGCCAACGACGCCATGTACAGGCGCTTCATCGATGGAGACGAATTCAGCCTGGCATATGTGCTCGAGAATGAGAACGGGGACGCCTACGTGTTCACGTTCCCGAGGGTCGCCATCTCCACGAGCAGCATGAACTCCGGTGGTGGAGATCAGGATCTGGTTGAGAACATGCAGTGGACAGCACTGTACGATTCCACCACGCTGACCTCCATCCAGATCGACAGGCTGTACAGCGCCTACTGATAACAGGTCGTAGGATAGGCCTTAAAAATTGACCATGGCATCTGGACGAGCCCCGTTCCGGAGTAAGTCCATGGATCAACAAAAATCACGAACGGGGCATATGGCAAAAAAATAACCACAAATGGATTTCTTAAGTGCCGTGCCACACATAATGCCAACCCCCATTCAATTGGCGGGAGCCCTATGTGTGGCACTGCTTTTATCGGTGCTGGTGCCGATTTCCGGTTCCAGTTGGATGCAAACAAAAAACGGGGTATTGAAAATGAGCAAAATCGATCTCAAGAAAATCAAAGAAGGCTATGGCGTTGACCTGGAAAAAGAACTGAACGGCGTGTGGTTCGACTGCACATCCATCGACGGTCTTCGCGTCAAAGTGGCAAAGATGGGCAACCCGAAGTACACCAAGCTTGCGCAGAAGCTGTTCGC